ACAATGGATTGGTAAACGTGCATAAATTTAGCTGCTTGTAAGTCCTCAGCATATTCGCTATGCTTGGCAGCATCGTACTTATCGTCTACCCATTTACCCCACCATGTTTTGCGCTGAGGCATAACCATTGAGGCTGCTAATTTGTGCAGATTACTAACTAAATCGGTACTGAATACTTTTGTTTCGATGTATCTGGCTGCTTTGATTTGTTGCACGTCATAAATAAACCTATAACGTTTGCCATTTACTTCGGTGTACTTAACAGGCTTCCCTTCTATTTTATCATCTAAAAACCATAAAGTTGCTTTTAAGTTATTAAACTGCTTGACGCTTAGGCTATCAACCTGGGTGTCCGTAAGGTTAAAGATTATACCTACTAATTTACTTTCCACATCTAAGGTAGTCCAATCCTTCTCAGGATTAGTAACTATTGGGTAAATCTGTTGGTACTGCCAAACTGTTAAATCGTTCCAAGTCATAATTTTTCAATTTCTATTTTAACTTCTTGCCACCATTGTTTTGCTATGCAGTTATCGTCTTCGTCAAAAGCAATCGGGTTAGAAGCGATTATTTCGTCTACTGTTATTAAAGCACATTGTTTTGCCCTATCTGTATTTGTTGGGTATGGCATTGTAACAAACTTGTGATATAATTCTATTGCTTTTTCTTTAGGTGTCATTTTCTTAGTTTTAACATTATCTCATAAGCAAGATGCCCACCTATGTAGCATAACGCTGCCAAAGGTAAGCAAATTGCAAAGAAGTACAATATTTTTATTACTTTAATGATACGGCTACACTTGTTGTGCTACTCTTGGCAGGTGGGTAAACTCTTGTAACCTCTCCCGTAACTCCGTTAATAATATCAAGACCTTGATGCGGAACTTTCTTTAAGAAATCTTCCATATCCTTTTTGGCTTTAGCTGCGCTATTGTACTCGTTCAATATCTCATCGTATGCAGGACTTTCACATTTGCTAAAGTCATACTTAACCCCTACTTCTCTAATGTTAAACTTTGCGCTCATATACTCAAAGTCCTTGCCATTAAGTACGGCTGCTTGTAATACCGCATCTTTGTAGTGCTTATTTGCCTTTAGGGTTTCAAGCATATCCTCTAAGGCTTTAACTTGTAGATGTGTTTTTAACGGGTCGAGTTCCCCTGCGTTTAAGCGTTCAATTAATTGATGCGTAAACTCTATGCGTTGTTCTTTTGTTGTTTCGAAGATTTGTTGTAATTTCATAGGTTATTTGTTTTAAACTGTCGACAAAATGTCTACTGTTGGTTATAGGTTTGGTTGTTTATTAAATCATATCCATTTTGTAAATCATTTATTACAAAGTTTAACTTATAAATAACTTCATTATTGGCATCTATTACTCCTTGATGCTCTTTGTTTTTATTTTCTAAATAATCAATATTTGTTTTCAATTCATTTATTTCTTTTTCTAATACACTTATTGCAGTTTTCATATTGTTTCGGGTTTATAGTTATCAATATCAAAGTAGCCTATCTTAAAGCTGCTCGGCTCACGTCTTAATCTGCGCTTAGCAGGTTCGTAGCCTTTCTCGTTACAGTAGGTAAGTATCTCCAAATAGGTCGCATCAATGTTAGACATCATAATGCTAATCGGCTCACTTGCGTAATATTTGTCTATATATTCTTTTGTGCTTTGGGTCATAGTTTTTAATTGTGTAGTCAGTTAAAGCTGCCATTACAAAACCTGTTGCAATTAGCAGAAGGCATATAGCGTAAATCATTTAGAGTAGATGTCTTGTAATTGTCCAATAAGGTAACAAGCTACTAAAAATACGGCTAAAAGTTGTGCGGTTTCTTTTTTCATTGTGTTTAGTTTAGTTAAATTGTGCGTTGAATAGCCGCACCCCTATTTTATTTTAAGCGTACCAACTAGAGTATACGCCAGATTTTTCATTGTGATACTCAACAAAACATCCGTGTTCTGCTTTGATGTAGTATTGAATATTACCATTGTAATTTACTAAAATATTTACTTTTTTCAAAATTGGCTCTCCGATAAAATCGTCTTGGATTGGTTTTACGTTTGATGACATAAAGCCCTCAGTTCCCTCAACATAGCATTTGCCTATTCTATTAATCATAATCGACTTAGCCTTAACTTCTACTATCTGGTAAAAATCAATGTTAGTTTGGTCATATCCCCAACTATTGTAAATTATATCACCCACCTTGTAATTATGCTGCATATTTTTTTGAGCCTCTTTTTTCTTAGCTTTCCTTTCGTTTTCAGCATTTACGTTAATTTCCACCTTGTTAATCCATTCAGTACAGAACTCAATCATTCTGTCAATGCTTCTAAATCTGTAGTTAAATAATGGGTTAGGTATTCTAGCCCTGCTAACTTTTCTTACGCAAGTACCTATAATCATAGGCTCATTTTTTAACGTTAAAGTGTAGCCTAGATTTTCGTACTTTTCAATTAGATTTTTCATGTGTTTTGTTTAGTTGGTTAAAATGTGCGTTGAATAGTCGCACCCCTATTTTATTTTTAATAATGTTCTAGTCCGTAAATATCTAAAACTAAATCAGAAGGGAAAAAATTGCTTTCATACCCTTCGCCTTCTTCTGAAATAAAAGAGTCATATACTAAACCCTTTTTTACTAAGCTACCTATTAAGCCTTTTTGTGATGGAGTTAAAGGTTGCTGATAACAAATATTATCATCAAAAGTATAATATCCTACAATTTCTGATAACATTTCGATTTCTAATGTAGTTAATGTTGCGTTTAATTCTTGTAAAGTTGTCATGTGTTTTGTTTTTGTGGTTGTTTGATATATCAAATATACAACCTTTTCACATTCCACAATAAAATGAGCAAACTTTTTTTAAAGTTTATGATGAACGGTAAATATCAGTGATGAACGGTAAAAAGTACCCCTAAAGGAAGGCATACCTGCCAGAAGTTGGGTTTTCTAGGATATTTAGAGATGCATATCGTAGGGCATCAATGGCGTGGTTTAGGTAGTCTACAGGGTCATTATCTAGCTTCCCATCCTTATTTAGCTTCCATTTATAGCTATTTAGCTCTTTTTTTAAATTGACGGACCTTTGCGTTACATTGAGCTTATACCTCTTTAAATTGTTTATTGACTGCCTTACGCTATCCGGTCCTTTCTTAGCACCCTCTATTTGCCAACCATATGCCCCTAATTCAGCGATTGACTTGGGTTCGGCACTATCCCCCACAATACGCCCATTAACGCCTAAATCACGCATTAAATCGCTAATATTGACATTTAAAAGCCCTGTCTGGTAAATCAGCTCATCTACTACCAATTCCCCTGAGTAGCTATATAGTGCCACCAAGGCAGTCGGGTCATTCGTAAAGCCGAAGTCTAAGCCGTAGCCTATGAGCTTGGCATCTGGGTCGATGCCGGGAACTACATTATAATCCCTAAAGATTACCCCCTCGATTTTACCCGTAAGCCCACGGGCATAAACCTTGTAAAGTTCTGGGTCTTCGATTGCCTCAATCTTATCGTGTATCTTTTGGTCAAGGAAAGTATTATGCCTATGGTCCGATATTATCAGCGTAACGTTTGGCTTACCTATAAGCTCGGTATGTACCCAAAATTCATTGTTCGGGTTATAGTCAATATAACTCCGCTTCTTTGTACGAATATATAGTTCATCCCAAATTATCTTAGGAACACCATTAGCCTCGTTTAAAAATAGATAATCCCTTTTACCCTGTTTGGCATCTTGTGAATCGTCATAGCTTTTAAATTCTATAATCGAGCCATTGACAAACTTAAAAACCCTATCCGATTTATTATACTCTAAAATGTAATCAGATAGTCCTTCCGTCTGTTCTACTATATTATGAGCATCTCTTATCGGACCTACCTTTAAATTGGGTATATCCTGACCTGCAACAGTTATAATACACCTGTCATCTTCTATAGCGTGAAGGAATAGGTTTTGTAATATCGAGTATGTTTTACCGCTACTCGTTCCGCCTTGATTAACTATTATGTCTGTCTCAGCATTCCTATTGCTTAGGAATACGTCTGTAGTTCTAAACATCTGTTTCTCTATTTGCTAAAGGCACTCCGCTTGTAATTACCTCAACTTGTATTTTACCTGTAAACTCAGTTTTATTATTTGTGTCTACTGTCTCCTTTGGCTTTCCATATACACGAGTAAGCAAAGTTTCTAAACTATAAAGGCTGCCCTTCTCTAAGCTCTTACGCATAGCAGCCGCAATAGTCTTTTCTAGTATCGTTGCCTTCGGGTTATCCCATACAGATTTTAATTCCTCGAACTCCATAGCCATCATAGCTTGTATGGTGTCATTTATTTCCGATACTTTATAGCCCTGTTCTTTTAATAGGCTTACATATTTACGGGGTCTGCCATTTGGATTGCCAGACTGACCTTTATTAAATTGATGTGCTATTATATCTTTACTTGCCATTGTGCTGTTATTATGCTGTTATTTTGGTAACCAAGAATTGCTCCAATCGGTATCTACAATAATATCAGTCTTGTGTATTCCCATCCTATTTGCTAATCTAACCACTTCTTCTTTCTCCATACCGAACTCGCTCATTATCTCACTTAGCTGCTTTCCGTTATCTATTTGGTTCTTTACGATGTCGCCCATCTTTAATACGGCGTGTGTACCTTTTGCTCTATTCATCCTAACGGTTGTAGCTAATGGGTTGCTAGGGTTTAGGATAACTACAGGCACTTTGCCATCGCTTAGTTTGTAGATGTCTTTGTCTCCGCTTATCGTATACCTATGGAAGCCATCGATGATTGTGTACTTATTCAGGTCTTTATTATCTGTTAGGTTCTCTATGTGTATCGTCTTATCGAATACAATAATAGGGAATAGCCATCCGTCTTGTAATATACTTTGTTTCAGTAGTGCCATTTCTGGCGGTGCAACCTTATTTGGATTATATAGGTTTGGGGATAGTTCGTTTCTGTCTAACCATTGTACGTTAGATATTGGCATTTGTTTCATCATTATACTGTTTTAGTCTTTTTAAAAATTCTATAAAATAAGTTTCTATTTCGCAATGGTCATAAACAAAGGTCTGTATTTCATCATCGAGTATCACGGTTATCATACCCCAATTAATAATTACCCCAACTTCTTCTAATGCTTTTATATATGCGGCTATCTGTAAAGGGTAATCTTTTAGCCATTTCTTTGTTTTCTTTTTGCCTGAGCCTTTAAAATCATTTAGTACTAATATCCCATTTTTAGCAAATATACAATCATATCTACCTTTATATAGATATTGGTTACTATATACGTTTTCTTCTCTTGATACTATTTGAAATTGTTTTAAATACTCTTGCAGTTTTTTATGCGGTATATCTATGCCATTTACATAATCCTCGATAAAGGTATCGTACATCTTACCACGCTCTAAGGCGGCATTACTTATCCTGTCTGCTTCTATAGGACCTACTTTAATTCTCCATTTTTCAAGCATATCAATATCTGACTGCGGTTTTGTTTTCGCTAATATGCGGGTAACAGATGGATATTGATTTTTGTCAATCATTTTTTAAAGTATTGCTTTTTGTATTTTTCGTTCCCGTATAAATATACTGCATCATCTTGATTTATATCTAATCGTTTCATAGCCGCAGCCCTTTCATTATCTGGCAACTGCCTTCCTTTAAAATCTCCTTTGTGTGCAATTTTGCAAAGCCATCTATAAGAGATTCCTGTTAATGGATTGGCTTCTATGTCTGCTATGTTATCTTTAGCCCTGTCTTTATGCAATGTAATATATCTGTTAATATTTTCTATTACAAAGTTTCTTTCTTTACCTGAGTAAGTATCTACGATATACGAAAGATATTCTTTCCAACTTAATTCGTCTGGCTTTTGTATTCCGCCTACTCCGTATAATTCTGTGTTAGCATATCGCCAAGCAGTAGCAACGCCCTCTACTCTATTAAGCATTTTATGCCATAGGTCCGGGAAGCATTCTGCATATATCCATAATCCTCTTAATGGTTCTTCTCCGAATGGTGGGCAAACTCTTTGAGTAAGAAACTTATTACTCAGTTCTGTTTTGTTAAATATGTCATATGTTTTATTATAATCTATATCCCATTCGTGTACCAACTTCCATACGTCTTGACTGCTCCAATCGTATATTGGATGCGCAATAGAAAAATGTCCGTATCTTGAAATATAGTTATCGTTTACTTTTTGTGATACTGCCTGAAATCTTCTAAGGCTTTCTTGTGTCCTTACGCCTGTTACATCTACGGTTGTTCCTTTAGATTTATCAGCTCTATATGATGTAAATTGTTGGAAAGATAATCCTTTAACAAACTTAGGATGTTCCTTTATGCAGTTTTCTGGCATATCACGAACCCATAAATCTTTTTTGTCTTTATCCCAAGTATACCAATAAGGTTCTTCGTTTGATGAAGCATTACGATGCTTAAACTCTAAACAGAACCAATTAAGTTTAACGTCTGGATGTTCGCTTACCCTTTGTACATATTCAATAGTTGTCGGGTGTATCGCTTCTTCGTCATAAAAATTTGCTATTACAGGAAGTTTATTTTTTTCACGAGCAACCTTTATAGCTAAATTTAAAACAACAGTACTATCCTTTCCGCCTGAAAAACCTATTTCTACATTATCAAAACTATCATACAGGTATCGCATCCTATCTAATGCAGCTTCTAATACATTGCTCGATTGGTAATCCTTTTTTCTAATCTTACTCATTACTTTGTCATTATGTCTTTTAGCTTATTAGCTGAAACGCCATTTACTATTGTACGGTTAATCATTGGATGAAACTCATCTTCTGGTCCGAAGTCGCTATCTGGATGAAAAGCAATTACATTCATAGGAGCATCAAATGTTTGAAATGCGTGTTGTCCTATTGCGTATAGTTCGCCATCTAATCCTTTATCATACAATACGCCATCCCAAGCTTTAATAACAAATATCATCTCAGGCTCTAAAGGTAAATTTCCAAATGGTGTAATACATTCCCCGTAACCAGATGCAACTATTCCAATTCTATGTGTAGGGTGTGTATGTTGTGTTTGATTAATCTGAGGTGGAAAATGCAAATGATTTAAACAAGGTTGTCCTTTCTTTACAGGAGATATTAATAAACTATCAGTACATCCGTCAATATATTTTAATCTTCCTTTATCTTCTATTGGACCGCCAAAAGTTGGATATGCTTTATAGTTAGATGTCTCGTAAAACTTTTTATTAAGTACCTCAATTAAAATACAACTGCCAATAACATTAGTTGAAAAATTAAATTCATCTGACAAACTAAAATACATATGACTATTTAACTCTATAGGATTTAGCCATTTTCTATTAATAGTTACATTACCGC